TTATGGGTGGGCAAAAGATTACGTTGACATACGCAAAAAATATTTGTATGGTAAAACGATTAATGATTACTCAATGGCAAAAAGAGAACTTATTGAAGAAAAGACGAACCACCTATTCCTTGCCTATACCCAAGAACAAGCTGGGTTCACGGAACTTGTGAAGGAAAATGTTTTATACGTTAAAATGGAGGATAACACTTACAAATTTGCAGAACGGCTTAGAATTGATAAAGTTATCACCAACAAGGAAGGAAAGAGTGTTTTAGGAGATACGGCAGTAAAGCTAATGAACAAGCTCCATCAGATTTATAGTGGCACGGTGATAGTAGATGCACCAGAGAGATACGGCAAGGTCATTGACTATACAAAGGCTGAGTTTATCAAGCAATATTTCGAAGGTAAGAAAATCGCCATATTTTATAAATTTGCCGCCGAGCAAATGGCAATCAAATGGGTAATGGGTAAATGCTATGATGATCCAACTGAGTTTAATAATGCTGATGACGGCTGCTTTATATCGCAAATAGTCAGCGGTAGGGAAGGGGTAAATCTTAGCACGGCTGATGCGCTTGTCTTTTATAATATTGATTTTAGTGCGACATCTTACTGGCAAAGTAGAGCAAGGATTCAAACTAAAGATAGGACCAAAGAGGCGCAAATATATTGGATATTTAGCGAGGGTGGTATTGAGGATAAGATATATAAAGCGGTAATGAATAAGCGCGATTTCACAACGGAATATTTCAAGAAAGAATACGGACTTTAATTTTACTTATATTTGTCAACACTTAAACTTTAAACTATGTCTAAACAACATCACATCACTAAGAGACTTGATTGCACCATTTCCTATCTAGCCGAATACTTAGGCTTACGAGAAAACTCCTATGACATCTCAGCACAAATAGAGGATTTGAGGTGCTTTTGGTATAGCGACTACCAAACCAATCACAACCAAGCCTATTTTGAGGTAGGTCACGAGCAAACATCCTTCTTTATCAATTTCCAAATCCCCTTGGAGGAACTAACCCAAGATGAAATTGCAATGCTAAGCGTGAGATGGGTATGCTACACGGATGATAGGAATCTTTATGGTAGTGTCCCATTTACAACCGACAACAAGACCATCCCTCAAGTTGATTTTGATGTGGAGGTAAAAGGTGGTCTTATTCAGCCAATAGAACTAATTTTTTACGTTGACCAAGGGTGGTTGCAAATAAAGTAATATGAGGCACGGATCATTATTTAGTGGTATAGGTGGCTTTGACCTGGCTGCCGAATGGATGGGTTGGGAAAACGTGTTTCATTGCGAATGGAATAAATTTGGACAACAAGTATTAAAATATTACTGGCCTAAAGCAATAAGTTATGAGGACATCACTAAAACAGACTTCACTATTCACCGAGGAAGCATTGACATCCTCACCGGTGGATTCCCTTGCCAACCCTACTCATCAGCTGGAAAGCGACTCGGCAAAGAAGATAAGAGACACCTCTGGCCGGAAATGCTTAGAGCAATTAGAGAAATTCAACCAAGTTGGGTCGTGGGCGAAAACGTTTTCGGACTTGTTAATTGGTCAGACGGGTTGGTATTCCACGAGGTGCAAACTGACTTGGAAGCTGAAGGGTACGAAGTACAATCGTATGTACTTCCAGCTGCAAGTGTCGGCAATTGCCCACACAGAAGAGACAGAATTTGGTTTGTTGCCTACTCCAATGGCTCAAAGCAGACAAACAACGGAGGAGGAAACATTGAAAAGGAAAGAGAAATATGGAGGAATGAAGAGAGCAATGTATTTAGAGAATTATCTTGCGATGGGTTTATTGCCTACACCAACGACAATGGAAATAAGACAAGGAAAAGGATACAACGTGAAGGAAGGATGGACTTGGACTGGATTATATTGGAAAAACGAAAAAGGAATAAAGAAGCAAACGGATTTGTCGTCAACAATAATGATGCAAATGTTACCAACACCGATGGCATCGGATTGTGGAGAGAAAGTGACGGGATTGGAAAATCAAGACTCTTTAGTAAAGAGAGCAAGGGAAATTACTGGGAAAACTTCCCAACTGTCTCCCCAGTTTGTAATGGAGATGATGGGCTTTCCAACCGACTGGACTCTATTACCTTTCCTAAATGGAGACAAGAGTCAATAAAAGCTGGAGGCAACGCCATAGTTCCACAAGTAGTATATCAAATATTTAAAGCTATACAAGAATATGAAAGAATCACAACTCCAAACACAAATTAAGAACCGCTTAACCAAGCACGGATGGTTGGTGGTGAAGATTATTAGTTCATCAATGAATGGCATCCCAGACCTAATGTGCATTCGCAAGGGTGTGGTAATGTTCCTCGAAGTTAAGACAGATGTAGGGGTGGTTGCGCCACTGCAAGAGTATGTAATGAAAGTGCTTAATAGTAACCAGGTGCATAGTAGAGTAGTCAGGTCAGTAGAAGATGTAGATGTTTATTGTCATAAAAATGTTTAATATGAGTATAAAAAACAAATATTCAGTAAAATCTATTGATAATTATTTGTGTAAAGATTGGTTATTACATAAACATTATGCAAAAAGAATACCAAGTATAAGCTATGCTTTTGGATTATTTAGTGCATCTAATATTTTAAATGGAATTGTTTGTTATGGCAGACCTGTTGCACATACATTAATAAAAAATGCTTTTAGTGGAGAATATCAAGAGCAATTTTTAGAATTAAATAGATTAGTTGTTAATGAAGGTTTAGAAAAAAATACATTATCTTTTTTTGTTTCTGAAAGTTTAAAAATGCTACCAAAGCCGCAAGTTATTGTTAGTTATGCTGATACAAGTCAAAATCATAATGGTTATATTTATCAAGCAACTAATTGGTTTTATACAGGTTTATCAGCAGAATTTAAGGACTACATGGTTAAAGGCTTAGAACATATGCACTCTGCATCAATTATGGACAAGGTAGGTAGAAGTGATGGAGATAATGGTCATATAAATAAAGTAGAATTATTAAAAATGAAATTTGGAGAAGAAAATATTTACATGGTTGATAGACCAAGAAAACATAGATATTTTTATTTTTTAGGAAATAAAAATGAAGTAAAAAAAATGAAACAACTTTTAAAATACAAACAAGAGCCATATCCTAAAGGTGAAAATAAAAGATATGATGCAAGTTTTAAACCAACAATACAAACTCAATTATTTTAAATGCACACTAAATACTTAGACTTTGGAGTTAATGTTATTGCGGTAAATGATAAGAAACAAGCCATCTTCCCTTGGAAGGAATATCAAAGCCGAGCAATAACGAAAGATGAATTAGAGAAGCAAATGGCAGACCCACGAGCCAAAGGTATAGCAGTAATTTGCGGAGCAGTTAGTGGAGGACTTGAAGTTATTGATATAGATACGAAGTATGAAACTTTCCCACTTTGGGAACAGATTAAGGTTAAGATACCTGAAGATATTTTTGAGAAGCTACACATCGTACAGACTAAGAGCAAAGGCTATCATCTGTATTATAAATGCGAGGAGATTGAAGGCAACCAGAAGTTAGCTCAAAGGCTCCCGACAAATGAAGAGTTGAAGTCATCTCCTCAAATTAAGACCTACTGCATAATAGAAACAAGAGGTGAGGCTGGGTATGTGGTTGCACCACCAAGTGATGGATATACTATCGTTCAGAAAGGTATTAATATTATTACCATTGAAGAAAGGTCAACTTTGTTTGAAGTGATGCGTAGTTTTAATGAAATAATTGAAGAGCAAATAATTGAAGCGCATCAGCGACCAAGCACGAAGGATTATGGTGTATCGCCATTTGAGGATTATAACAAGAGAGGTGATGTGTCGGCATTATTGCAGTCACACGGATGGAGTATTGTAAAGGAGAATAGCGAGAGGGTTTATTATTTGCGCCCAGGTAGCAAGGCAGAGCATAGTGGATCGTATAATAAGTCACTTGGTTTGTTTAGCGTGTTTAGTGTAAATACACCATTTACCCCTCAGAAGGGTTACCGCCCAGCCATTGTGTATGCAATTTTAGAACATAATTCTGATTTTAAGAAAGCAGCCAAGGCTCTTTTAGAGCAAGGATACGGAGAAAAAAAAACATCGGACAAGTTAGAGCGAACATTATTTAATAAGAAGCAGAACGGAGCGACCAAAGATGAGTTGGTGTCTCTACTGGTTCAATCGCATCGCAAGAGCGTATCCGATGCAACCGAAATGGTGGAGAACCTTGAAGATAGGTGGGGTGAGCAGATTTGCACGTTTTGGGATGTGTCCGAGCAAGATAGGCTTACCATCAATCGCTATAAGCTGCAAGTATTTCTAACCACAGTAGGAGGCTTTAGGCTTTATTTTTACGACCAAAATAGCACCATTTATCGACTTGTGAGGATAAAGGATGGTTTTGTAGAAGAGTCCTCCACAGAGCAGATAAAACGCTTTATAAAGGATTACATCGATAGGCTACCTGATAGTTTTGATGGTGGAATTACGCCACAAGATCTACTTGAACACATCTATCGTGGTGCTTCGGCTTTATTTTCTGATGCTTTCTTTGAGTTTTTTGATAGGGCAGATATAAATTTTCTGCAAGACGCACAAGATACTTCATACTTCCCATTTAAAAATGGTGTGGTTTGCGTAAGTAAGAATAAGATAGAACTCAAGACGTATGGTGAATTAAATAAATTTGTTTGGAAAACACAAATTATCGACCACCATATTTATGTTGATGATGGCTCGATAAAGTTGGAAGAAATAGAATATTATAAATTTTTGCACTATATCAGCGGTGAAGAGTCAGAGAGGCTGATGTATGCCATCACACTGATTGGTTATCTTCTTCATACCTATAAAGACCCCTCCCGCCCATTCTCGGTTATTCTTGCCGAAGAGACTGAGAATGAGGCTAATGGAGGAGGCACTGGTAAGGGAATTTTTGTAAAGGCTCTTGGGCATTTGAGTAACCTGGTTCGTGTGGATGGTAAGAACTTTAAGGTAGATAAGAACTTTGCCTTTCAGAGGGTAGATCTTGATACAAGGATTTTAGCTATTGAAGATACACGTAGGAACGTAGATTTTGAGGGTTTTTATAGCATTATAACTGAAGGCATAACAGTTGAGAAGAAGAATAAGGATGAGCTTTTTATCCCTTATAAAGATAGTCCTAAGGTTATGTTTACCACCAATTATACCATTCCTAATATGGGCAACCACGCTAAAAGGAGGCAGAAGGTGTTTGAATTTTCGCCATACTTCGGAGCTGGTAAGACCCCTGAAGATGTGTTTGGACATAAATTATTTGAAGATTGGGACAAGGATGAGTGGAATAGGTTTTTTAATTTGATGTTTAACTGCGTTCAAATATACCTTGAAAGTGGGGTTTTGGCAGTCGAAAATTCGGATAAATTGCTAAGGAAACAAGTCCGTGTCCAGTTCTCGGAGGAGTTTTTAGAGTACTTTTTGGGGGTCATTGAAGAGAAGGGAGTGTGGATAAGTAAGGAGCAAATGTATAATGATTTTCTAAATATGACTGGTTTTGAGAAGAAAGAATACTCGATGAAAAGGTTTTCTAAGGCGATTGACGAATCGTGTACTATTTTAAAAATCGTGTACCAAAGTACGCGATCGAAGGCTCATAATAACAAAAAATGTGTGAAGTTTGTAGAGACTGATTTGGTAGAACAAGTATTATGATACAAAAATCACTTTTGGGTACACGATTTTGGTCTTGGGTACACGATTGGTACACGATTAGTACACGATTAAAGTGCTGATAATCAGTCCGGTACACGATTTACACGATTTTTCTATGTTTTTTCTATGCCCACCTTTTTTTTGGCAAAAAAATATAGGAGTGGGTGGAGTAAGGAAAAT